CTTGGTTTAAACGATGATATAATCTTTAGATGGAGGCAGGGCACCACCACATACCCCCTGCTTCCTTTTAAGGATTATTTATGAGTTTAGGATTTGACGCAATATCAGCATTACCATTTGCTACATCGGGACCCGATTCAGATGTAAATATATTAGTATCTAAAAATCAACTTACTATTACAATAGGTAGTGTAGGTATTATTGCTGATGCTGTAACAGAAAATTTAACACCCAATAGATTAACATTAGGTACAGGTAGTTTAACCATTACTGCTGATGCTAATCATACAGTTACAGGAAATGCTTTATCTTTAGGTTTAGGTGCATTTACTATTAATATAGATGCTAACGCAACACCTTCTGGAAACTCGTTGACCTTAGCCACAGGAAATGTTACAATAACTGGTAACGCAGGCGTAAGTCCTACAGGTAATGCTTTATCATTAGATACAGTAGAACCAGGAGTTATTACGTGGAACGATATAATACCAGGAGCAACAATGGTTTGGACACCAATAAAACCGTACTAATATGGCATCAAGTTATTCAACAGATTTATCATTAGAACTCGTAGCAACCGGTGAGAAAGCTGGTCTATGGGGATCAATTACAAATACTAATTTAAAATTATTACAACAAGCAGTTTCAGGTTATGTAGAAGTAACTTTAAGCACTGGTACAACTACATTACTTTTATCTGATGGATCAGCAACAGCAAATGGTAAGAACCTTTACATAAAAGTTGTAGGTACTTTATCAGGTAATGCTAGTTTAGCGATGCCTGCATCAACAACAGGTGGTAATGCTAACAGAGTATTTTTTGTAGAAGATGGAACTACTAGAGGCGGAGCAGGAGATAGTTGGACAGTAACATTACTTACAACTGGTCAAAGCGCAGGAACTCAAGTACCTCTTCCGGAAGGTGCAACAGCTTTAGTTTATTCTAGAGGTAGTGTACCAGCAACAACATTAGGTATGTTACAAAAAGGAATGACTTCTGTAACTGCAGCAAGTAAAGTTGCATATACAGCAGTCGCTGGCGATCAAATTGTAGTAGATACAGTTGCTAACCCAGTTACAATTACATTACCAAGTTCACCCGCAGTCGGTGATGAAGTTACAATTATGGATGGTTCAGCATCAAATGGTTTTGCAACAAACAATTGTATTATAGATAGAGGTGGTTCTAATATAGAAGGTGCAGCTGCTAATGATACTCTTGCTACTAATAATCAATGCGTAACATTAATATATGCTAATGCCACAAAAGGCTGGCTATATAAATCAACGAACCAATAGGAGCTAACTTATGGCTCTTCAGCAAATTAAATTCGCACCTGGAATTGACAAACAGGATACCAGTGTTGGTGCCGTAGGTCGTTGGGTTGATTCAGATAATGTAAGATTTAGATATGGACTACCAGAAAAAGTTGGTGGTTGGCAGTCATTGCTTACAGATTCTATTGTAGGTGTTGCTAGAAAACAACACGCTTTTGTAGATACAGAAGGTAATAGATATATTGCAATTGGCACAGATAAATTTTTACTTATATTCTTTGAAGGACAGTTATTTGATATTACTCCTTTAAAAACTCCTATTGGTGCAGCTACATTTACTTTTAATGGAAGCACCACAATTACTATTACAACATCATCTGCTCATGGATTAATTGACGGAGATATTATTTTATTAAATTCAGTAACTTTACCTAGTGGAACTGGATTAACTAACGCTGATTTTGAAGATAAATTATTTCAAGTTATTACTACTCCCACTGCAAATACTTTTACTATAACTTTTACAAGTTCAGGTTCAGCGGCGTCTGGTGGAAGTGTATCTGTTATACCTTATGAAACTGTAGGTCCAGCTGCTCAAACTTATGGTTATGGTTTTGGTATTAGTCAATATGGTGGAACTGTACAAGGAGCACAAACAACAACTTTAAATGGTAGTTTAAATGCGGATACAGCCGGTACAGGTGGAACGGGGACCGCGGTTACAGTAGCAAGCACAACAGGATTTCCTACTGCAGGAACTATTGCAATAGCTAACGAATTAATTACATACACATCAAGAAGTGCTACACAATTTTTAGGTATTACTAGAGGTGCAAAGGGTACAGCAACTCCTGGTACATCTAATGGTCAAGCACATTCATCAAGTGACACAGTTACCAACGCATCAGAGTTTAGTGGATGGGGTGATGCAGTTGATGCAGGAACTATAACTCTTGAACCAGGTCTTTGGTCATTAAGTAATTTTGGTCAAGTACTAGTTGCAACAATTGCTAATGGAAAAACTTTTACATGGAATGCAGGAGATGCAGCAAGATTAAGTGTAAGAGCTTCTACTGGCACAACAGATTTCGTAACAACAGGAAACCCAACAGCTACAAGAACAACTCTTATTTCACCAACAACACGTCACTTAATTCATTTTGGAACAGAAGTAACTATTGGATCTACTGCAACACAAGATGATATGTTTATAAGATTTTCAGAACAAGAAAATATAAATTCTTATACTATTACAGCAGTTAATACTGCAGGTTCGCAAAGACTTCAAGATGGTACAAAAATTATGGGAGCTTTAGTTGCTAAAGAAAACATTCTAGTATGGACAGATAATGCACTCTACACGATGAAATTTGTAGGTGCACCTTTTACATTTGGATTTGAACAAGTAGGTACAAACTGTGGATTGATTGGTAAGAATGCAGCAATTGAAATTGATGGTGTTGCTTATTGGATGGGTAGTAATGGATTTTTCTCTTTTGATGGTACAGTTAATACTCTACCTTGTTCTGTTGAAGATTATGTTTATGATGATGTAGATACAACTAAAGGTCAACAAGTAAATGCAGGTATCAATAACTTGTTTACAGAAGTTACATGGTGGTATCCAACAGCTGGATCAGAATTTAATAATAGATATGTAGTTTATAACTATGGTCAAACTAATCAACCAACTCCAATGGGTAATTGGTATACAGGTGTTAATAGTAATTCTATTAGAACAACTTGGATTGATACTTTAGTTTATCCTAGACCTTATGCAACAGCTTACAATAGTTCTAATACAGGTACATTCCCAACAGTTATTGGTGAAACAGGGTTAGGCCAAAGTGTATTGTTTGAACACGAAACAGGAACTGATCAAGTAAATCCAGATGGATCTACTACAATTTTAACTTCTTTTGTAGAATCTTTTGATTTTGCATTACAAACAGATCAAGGTATTGGAGAGTACTTTTTATCTATGGGTAGATTTTTACCTAACTTTAAAAACTTAATAGGCAATGCAGTTATTAATGTATCAGTTACACCTTATCCTGCACAAGCAAATACAGATTCTTCATTTAGTCCTTTTACTATTGACTCTGCTACTACATTTGTTAGTACTAGAGCGAGAGGAAGGTATGCGGCTATTAAAATTGAAAACACAGGAACAGGTCAAAGCTGGCGTTTTGGAACTTTTCAAGCTGATTTAAAACCAGATGGAAGAAGATAATGACTAGAATAGTAGTAAGATTACCTGAACCTAAAAAAGAATATAGTGAAGATAACCAAAGACAAATTAACAGATCTTTTTCTTCTATTGTAGAACAACTTAACTCTACATTTTTAACACAGTTAAAAGAAGATGCAGAAAGATATACGTGGTTCGGATTAGGATAAATGGCAAATATATATAAAAATTCTAAATTAGATTTAACAGCTGCTACAGCTACAACTTTATATACTGTACCCTCTAACTCTAGAGGTATTTTAAAATCATTATTAATTAGTAGTGATAGTGGAAGTGCTACTACAATTACTGTAGATTTATTTGATGGAGATCCAGCGTCAGCTAACAAGTTTACTTTGTTTAATGTTGTGGATATTGCAGCTAATGCTAGTACACAACTTTTAACTGAACCCTTGATTATGTTAGAAAATGAAGTATTACAAGTAACAGCAGCAGATGCAGGTAGATTATTTGCTACAGCATCAATATTAGAAATAAATAGAGAGGACAGATAATGCCGTTTATAGAAACAGAAGCTTCAGTTAGGTACGAAACAATTAATGGTAAAAGAGTACCAGTAATTACACCTAAGTGTGAGGTAACTTTAACTAATACAGAAACAGGTCAAGAATATATGTCAGACGCAGAAGCATTAGCAGACGTACAGAATACGGGTACAGATACTAAAGCAGAACATATAAGAAGAGACGTAAATGTGACTGTAGAAGAGATAAAGATAGGCGCTGACTTTAATATCAGCGATTGACTAGAAGGAGAAAAACAAGTAAAATGGCTGACACTAGCGTACATTCAAGCTTTGCTACCTTGCCATTCAACAACACAATAGAGATATAAAATATGGGATTTTTTTCAGGAGTCAGACGTAGAATCAAAAAGTTAATACCTAAAGAGGTACGACCTATTGTACCTTATATAGCAGGTGCTTATTTTGGTGGTCTAAATCCTGCATCATCTGGATTATTTAGTTCTCAAATAGGAAATCAATTTATGGCTGCAGCCGCAGCTAAAGGTCTTAGTGATGATGAGGCAAATTTAAAAGATATTTTAAGAACTGGTGCAATTGCAGCAGCCCCAAGAGCAATAGATATGGGTGTTGGTAAACTTGCAGCAGGTGATGGAAGATTAGCTGAAATGTTAAACGCAAGTAAAACTTTAAAAGATGGATCAAAAACTTTATCTTTTGCAGAAAAAGTTGGAAGTATGGCAAACCCAGAAACTTTAATGGGTCAAGCTAAATTATTAGGTGGTCAATCAGCACTTGACTACGGATTAAAAGCAGCAGAATTAAATGAAGAAGCTTTAGAAAGATACAATAGAGAAATGGCTGAACGTGGTATCACAGATAGAAAAGATAGAAGAGCAGCTATCAGAGCAATATATTCTAACACCGGAACGTGGGACATGGATGAAGTTGATTCTATGTTAGACACTTACGGATACAGAACCGGCGGTAGAGTTGGTTATGCTATGGGAGATAGAGTAGATACAGAACAAATTATAGAAGACTTTCAAAGAATTCCAAGTATCGGAAAAGGTATAGGAAATTTAGCTAGAGCAGGTGTAGATAATATAGATAAAATTATAGAAGTAATAATTAAAACAAATCCAATACTTGCTACTGGAGATAAAATTATAGAAATTTTAGTAGA